TTAATCTACCTGCTGGATAATAATTTATTAACCAAAGGAGCGTAGAGATGAAAGAAGCAACTTACATAAATGCTGAATTTTCAATTAAGCCATTGAACTTAGAAGATATACGCAAAGCTACTGATTTATTGAAAGCTAATAATTTAAAAGAACCTTTCCCGTTAGAAGTACAGCATAATGGCTGCGGAAAGTTTTTTGAATCTATTGCTAAAAATGGTATTTCTGACGAAGTAAGTCGTGGTGCAGTTGCAGAGCTTTATGGGATGAGGGTAATAGAGAGAGATGACATACCCCCAGGGCAAATTAGAATGGTTGATAAAGACGGAAATTTAATAAAAGTTTTTAACTTTAACCCCCATGCCTAAAAACAATGAATTAGAGAGGTTGCTGGAAGGTGGATTGCCATGTTCCGGACCCTTCTGTTCCCATGAAATACTAGATGACCATTATGTGGTTGACAAAATTTTCCTTAATGAAGTTTTTGAAGCCGGAGCCAAAGCAGAAAGAGCTAAATTGAGGGAGGTGCTTAAAAGTTTAGAAAAAGAAATTCATATTCTTGAAGACGGCGTACCAGTAGAAACTTATGGCTACGAAGAAACCTACAACCAGGCTTTATCCGACATTTCTAACTCCCTAAAAGACTAATGATGAAAATACCCTGCATGCTTGGTTTCCATAAATGGCGGCCAGAGATAAATAATATCTTCACTCCGACAACTGCCATTTTTAGAACCTATATGCGCTGCCAAAGGTGTAAGAAGTGGGGAGCATTAAGTTTTTACGAAAAGGTTTTAGACTAATTAAAGGAAAAATTGTATGAAGAAAATAATACTCGGTGTCTTAATAGGTTTAGGGTTGAGTGTTGGATTTTTAGTTGTTCATGCTGGTTATGTCCAAGATTTGGCGTGGCAACAGAAAGTAGCCGATATTCCTAGCACTGGGGTATATCGTTTTGAATGGTATGGTGACGTTTGTTATATGGCAGTTTCACCTTGGAGTAATGGACAGCCCACAATTAGTTGTCTTAAAAACTAACCCCCCTGGGGAGTGAAAGGAAAGTGCATATGGGACTAGAAGAAATTTATACCGAACAAGATATTTGGGATAGGTACTGTAAAATGTGGTATTGGTTTTCTGTAAAGTCTTACGCTAATTTTTAACCCCCTTGAGATTTAGGGGCTGTTGGTATGGCGGAAAATAAGACGCACAGTGTAGGTACACAATACGGTCAATAGGCGGTATCCTCGCCGAAGACACTATAAGGTGCAAATCCTTGTTGCCAACAGCTTTTAGCCTCTCAAGGCTAGTGGGAGAGGAGTGTTATACCGGTGATATTTGAAAAGTTAAAAGTTTACGCATGCTGGTGTCCAACCTGCCTTTAGTCTCTCCGCGCTGAGTCTGAAATAATTCGCGGGCAGGAATTACAGTCTTTGCCGACATCCTAGCCAGACTAGGGTGCTCAAGCGCAATTCGGCGTGACAGAGGGAGCGAGAGATACACCAGCAGCCGCAAGTTTTTAATTAATTAAGCTCGCACAGACGGGCGAAAGGGTCTTGTGTATGACTAAGGTTCAAACATGGGAAGAGCTTGCAGAAATATTAACTCAAAGAGGTTGGAGAGTTTTAGATAAGCCTCACCCGAACCAAAATGGACCCGACATGATAGTTGTCGACGACAAAACAGCTTATAGGATAGAGATTAAAGTCGCTCGTCTGAAGGATACAGGTAGCTGGGCGGTATCGCCGGTAGAAGAACCGAGTAAGCTATGTGACTTTGTGGCAATTAACATTGGCAACAGTTGGATTTTCAGGACCATGAGAGAACATCTGATTCAATGCTCTCAAAGTGGTTATGCGACGGTAACTGAACTGGCAGCCTTATTAAGAGAAGTATCTTAACTTGTATGGCAGATAAGCTTTTGGAGCTACTTGCCGAAGCGAAATAATTAACAGCCCAACCCGCACGGGCTAAGGAGAGGGGAATGTATGAAAAACGAAACCTGCAAGTATTGTGAAAAAGAAGCTCTATATAGTTTTGGTTGGATTGATAGCCGAGGACAGTGGCAAGACCAGCACGGAGTTTGCGACGGCCACAAAGACATTTCCTTCATGCAGCAGAATATATCGATGTCGCTTGACCAGTTGCGCAACAGGTGGCGGCACGAATCAGTGATTCATGTTCTGTGTAATAATCCTTAACCCCAGCCGTGGCGGGCTATAAGAGATAACGAGAATGAAGTTGTTTGCAAAATTGGATTGTTGGCTATTCGGCCATGGTCCCCACTTCGCTGGGATGTGTTGTACGTGCGGGGAGCAAAGATATTCAAAAGAAAAGCCGCCCATCTCCGAAGAGAGGGCGGCAGGCCAAGAGCGGCCTAAAGAGAAAATTATCAAATTCACCGCTACTACCGAATATCAAATGTGTCCAAAATGTAAATATGTATTTAAACCTAAATAATTAAGGGAAATGTATGGAAGTTAATTTTAGAAAACTCTACCAAAAAGTCAACCAGGGGGAATGGTGTAATGCAATTATAGGTTATTCTAATTTCCCTTTAAAATTTGAAACAAAAGAAGACGGATTTTATTGTACAGAGCAGCATTGTAGGTTAATTATTGATTTATGGATAGTTGTTTTACGGTTTGATTGGAACTCCAATAAGAATATTAAATTAAAATAAATGCCCCCAACAAACTTAGAGATAGAAAGGAAAACCAATGACTAAACTAAAAAGTATGAAGGCGTGGGCAGTAATTACTGATGGGAGTTTTACCTTTAGGGGAACTTTTTTCCAATCAGATATTTTCCCTACCAAAAAAGATGCTCGTAAATATGCAAAGGTACAACAAGAGAATTGGGATGATGACAATGAAGTTATACCCGTAAAAATAACCCCCATTAGGAGTAAAAATGACAAACACTAAATCCCAGCTCCGTTCCCGCTGGGTGGGGGAGGGGAAGTAGGGGGATGACATACGAAGAAGCAAAAGAATTACAGGAAGTAATTGATTATATGGTATGGAAGCAAAAGCATGATGAATTAGATAATATGCTCTTTGAGCAATGGACTAATGATAAAAAATAACTATGGACGGAAAAACAAAACTCATAATGGAAACTAATTTAAAGGAATGTATCTGTTATAAAGCCCATATTAACGGACGCTGTGAAGCTTGCCGAAATTACCATAAAGAAATGGTTGTTTTGAGTAAGGAAGTTATGGATTTAATCCAAAAGTATCCCAATGAAGTTAATCAATTAATTTATAGCTAAATGAGTAAAACAAAAATAGAAGTTGATGATCAGGAAGCAAGGGAGTTTGAGCTTTTTAGATTGTGTAAAATGCTAACAAATGGGGAAAGATTTGAATACTTACAGCACCAACGGACAAAAGAAGGGAGAGTGATTATTCATTTAAAGGTCAAAAAGAATGAATTGTAAGTATAATATTTGCATAAATATACGAAATAGCATATAATATAAACAACTCCCACATCTAACGTCTGTCGTTTGAACGACACATAGATTTAAGATTAAGACACACATTCCTGTCGGAGCTGAAGTTTCGTAACTTATGGTTACGGGGCTTTGGCTCCGATTTTTTATTTGCAAAATTATGTATGGCAGAAGTAGGCAGACCAACAATATTTACCCAAGAAGTACTACATAAATTAGAGTACGCTTTTTCGATGGGCTGTACAGACAACGAAGCTTGTATTTACGCTGATATTTCTCCCTCAAGTCTATATAACTACCAAAAAGAGAATCCTAAGTTTTTGGAGAGAAAAGACCAGCTTAAGGAAAACCCAGTTTTAAAGGCTAGAACTAAGGTTTTTAAAGAATTAGATAAGAATGTTTTAACTGCCCAGTGGTTTTTAGAGCGTAAGAAAAAAGATGAATTTAGCGCAAGAATTGAGCAAACAGGAAAAGATGGGGAAAGCTTACAACCACAAGTAATAGTCTATGGCAATACTGACCCCCTACAACTGGCAACCCGAACCGCACCAACTACAGATACTCCAAAACCCAGCGAGATTCAAGGTGATAGTGTGGCACCGCAAGGCACACAAGACAACACTGGCAATCAACGAACTGATACGATGGGCGAACGCAGTGAAGGGGACGTATTGGTACATAGCCCCATTTTACAACCAAGCGAAGAAGATAGTCTGGCAGGATCCGGAGATGTTAGCGAAATACTGCCCACCGGAGATATGGAAGAACCGAAATAATACTGAGTTATATATTCCTTTCCCCAATGGTTCAATTCTGTATGTTATGGGTGCAGATAAACCAAATACCTTGCGTGGGCCGAACCCTAGGGGGGTAATTTTAGATGAATGTAAAGATATAAAATTAGCAACAATTTGGGGCGGTATTATTCAGCCTATCATGACAGCAAACCCTAAAGCCTGGTGCTGGTTTATGGGAACAATAGAAAGCCAGGATGAATTTTGGACTAAGTATCAATATGCAAAAACAAGTGGTAATGAAAACTGGTTTGCTTCCCTATTAAAGGCTAGTGAAAGTGGAATTATAAATAAAGATGGGCTAGAAGAGGCAAGGAAGACCACTACTGAAGCATTCTTTAAGGCTGAATATGAATGTGAACCCTCTGCCAACGCTGCCGCTTTCTTCAGAAGAATTAAAGAAAACTTGTGGGAAGGTAATTTACAGAAAGAATACGGACATATCTATAAAATCGGTGCAGATTTAGCAAAATACCAAGACTGGACTGTACTGACACCATTTGACCTCACAACCTTTAAAGCTGGAACACAAGATAGATTTAACCAAGTTGACTGGAATTTACAAAAATCACGAATAGAAGCCCTATACCACCGCTTAGATTCCTCAAGTTTATCCGTAGACTCTACTGGGGTAGGTGACCCGATAGCGGAAGACTTAAAAAATAAGGGACTTAACTTAGACCCTGAAGAAGGTTACAAGTTTACAGAAACAAGTAGAAGGCAGTTACTGGACAATTTAGCTTTATTACTAGAACAAGACAAAATAAAGATACCAAATGACCCAGGGCTTATATCGGAATTAGAAAGTATGCGGTTTGTTCTTAAAACCACAGATGGTGGTAAAAATAAGATTCATGTGGAAGTGCCTGATAATTTAACTGATGACCGAATAATGAGTTTAGCTTTAGCGGTTTGGAATGTAAGAGAGCCTATTAAGCAACAAGAAGAAGAATTTAACCTTTATGGAACAAGTTTCAACTAAAATAGAAAAAACCAATACTGGATATAAGCTTAGTGGAAACCATATGATATTGTTTGATTATCATTGGGGTCAATGGACAGTCAATATTGAAGACTTAGAACAGCCCATAAGTGCTAAGTATCCTAACCTATTTAAAGTTGTTGCTAAAGTAGAACTACCTTACACGGAATATAAAGAAGAATATTACAGCATATTAAATTTACTTAAGTTATGGAGATGGAACATTGCTCATAAAATATTTAATTGGGCTTTTGGAAAGTATAGCCACCACTCAGAACCCCCATGGCCACAACCTTACAAATTTTTAGGTAAAATGGTTGATAAATACAGAAGCTCCCAGCTAGTAAATCACGGTAAATATTTTAAATTAAAAACTTATTTCAATGGCTGACGAAAATATTTTAGAAGTTGACATTAACAAAGAGGCTATTCAGATTGCCAAAAATGAAAAAACGGCGTGGGAAGATGCCTCTGTCTTCATCACCGAAAAAGTAGCTTTTCAAATGAGGAATGTGGTTAGAAAATGCCGTAAGAACTATTACGGCGTGTTTGACGAACCCCAAGACCCTGTTACCAAAAGAGATAAGATTTGGGTGCAACTTACCCATGAATTTTGTGAAGCAGAAAAGCATAACGAAGACGTTGATACAAAAGATATAAACTTTAAGGCTAAAAACCCTAAAGCCACGGACAAGGTGCAAATTGTTCGAGCTGTTAATAAAAATTATTTGGATGAACTGGATGATATTAACCCGTCCCATTTTGGGGAGGATTTAGACGAACTTATTAGCGATACCGTTATTGATGGAACGGGCGTATGGGAAACCCAGCCTATTTGGGATAAGAAGAAAAAGAAGTATGTACCCAAAAGGGAGAGAGTTGACCTTTTAAATGTGTATATTGACCCCTCGGCTAAATCTATTCAAGCAGCCTACCGTTTTACGGTTAGGCACTTAATGTTTGAAGATGAAGTTCGGTCAATGAAAGACTGGATTAATACTGAAGGGATAGAGGGGAGTTTTAATCTTCACCCAACAGACGATTTGTTAAACGGCAGCACTAGTACTTCTAATACTGGAAGCAAGCAAGTGGATGTATGGAAGATGTATGGTAAAGGCCCAAAGTATTTAATCACCGGTAAGAAAGCTGATACCGAGGAAGTTGATTTAAAAATCATTGTTTCTGGTTTATCCCGTGCTGGTAGTGAGCGGGTACATTTAATCGAAACCTATAATGGCATAAAGCCTTATGAAGAGGGTAGGCATACTAAAGTTCCTGGCCGCTGGTATGGTATGGGCATTGCCGAAAAGCTTATGTGGTATCAGTTATGGGCTAACCTGACTGTAAACAATCGGATTACCCGCCAGACCGTTGCCCAATTAGGTATTTTCAAAATAAAGAAAGGTGCGGGAATTACCCCACAAATGATTGCAAGGCTTGCGGTCAATGGTGCTTTAAGTGTCAACAACATGGATGATGTAGAAAACTTCCCCATGCAAGAACCAGGAGCGACTTCCTACAAAGACGAAGACGTTATCCAGCTTAGGGCGCAACGGGTTACTGGACAGTACCAAGTTGCTACTGGAGAGCAGTTACCAGCCTCTACTCCGGCTACTAACGCTGCTATTCAACAAAATGCTTCCCAGTCTAATTACTCATTAAAACGTGAAGGTATTGGGTTTTTCTTAGAGAAGTGGGAAAAAAGGCAAGTGTTACCGATTTTGCTTTCTAACCTAAAAATTGGTGAAGCAGTCCGTATGGGTTTTGAGCCTGATGAACTTAGAAAATATGATGAAGCCAATGTTAATAAAGAACTTGCGCCACAATTACAGGCACTAAATGACCAAGGCATAATGTTTGACCCAGAACAAGCAACTATGGCTAAGGAGTCAGCATTGGAAAAGTTACGCAATAACCCAAACAGATTCATCACCATAGAAGAAGCTTTAGATTGGCTAGATTACGATTGTGAAGCGTTTGTTACTAATGAAAAGATTGACAAGAACGTACTGTCTTCCAATATTTTAACAGCTATACAGATTGCGCCTGAATACAAAGACCAGCTCATGCAAGCGGCGTTTGACATTTGGGGATTGGATTTAAGAAAGCCTGAAATGCCAGCTATGCCTCAAGGTATGGGTGGAATGATAGGTGGTATGCAAGGTCTACCAAGCGGACAGCCATCAGTCGGAGTGCCAGTACCAACCCAAAACCCACAGCAAACATTAACTAACGCAGTCACCAATGGAATTAGATAAAGAAACTCAAAAAGTATTAAGTGAAGGTGAAAAAATACGGGATGGGATTAACAGCGATTTTTGGCGGATTATTCGTGGTAAACTAACAGACTTAATTAATTCCCAAGATTCGCTTAGTGCCATGGAGTTTGAGGGAAAGTCTACTGAGCAGAAAGCACTTGAAGCAGAATCAAGAGCTAACACGGTTGCGACGTTAAAACAGTGGCTTGCGGATATTGAAGGAACTGCTGAAACACATGATTATAATAAGAATCTAACTGAAGACGATAAAGACTCATTAATTAAAATATACAAATAGTATGGGTAAGAAAAAAGGTGGTAAAAAGTCTTGTTAAGGCTTTTTCTGGAAGCTGTGTCGCGAACCGGCTTTCAGAAAACTTCTTAATATAAAAGTCGATGAGAAGTTCTAAACAAATTTAGAATTCTTACTATGGAAAACCTTAACCCAGAAGATACCTTACCTGGTGGCGAAGATATTGCGCCGTCAGACGGCCAAGGGTCGGAATCCGAAGTCGTGGAGCTTAAAGACATCTTAAAGTCAGCTCTCGGCAAAGAATTTCCGGATAATGAATCTGCCCTTAAATCCATCAAAGACACTTATAGCTTTGTAGGCAAAGCAGGATGGTATAAAAAAGCCGTTGATGCCGTAGCCACAGCGAAAGGCCTAGATGAAAAGGGGGCGGTTAAATATATTATGGAAAATCTACCCCAAGAGCCGTTGCCTCAAACACCTGCCCCGCAGGTTGAGCAACCGGCCGTTGACCAAAATAAGTTTATTTCCCGTGAACAATACGAGAATGATATGTTCTTTAGCAAAAATCCTGACCTAGAGCCACATAGGGCTTTATTATCAGATTTGCAAAAGGCTACTAATAAGTCCCTTTCCGAAGTCGTCCAGTCGGATGCTTTTAAAGGGATCTATGACAAAGCCAAAGCCCACGATGAGTTTAAGAAGTCTAAATCTGTCCTTATGAGTAATCCGAGATTAGGACAGGTTCAAGACAAAATGACTCAAGCCCGTGAAGCCGTTAAAAGAGGTGATACTAATACCGCCCGTGCAAACGCAGTGGGTGCTGTATTAGACGCTTTTGAGTCAAGATAGTTCTTTGAAACGTCCTATCGTGTAGGACAAATTTATGGCATCAGACGCAATCTTGCGTTCTTATGGCGACACTAGCGCCCGTGAAGACGTGGTAATGAACGCCGTGGAAATTTTGACCGCTCAAGAAGACCAAATCTTCAACCAGTTGGGCAAGACTTCTGCGATGAACACTATCCACTCTTACTTAGTTGACACTCTCCGCACTGCTGCTTCCGCAGCAGTTGAAGAAGCTGCCGACTATACCGCTTCCGCCAACCAAACGCCTACCCGTTTGACCAACCTTGTTCAGATTTCCGCTATTAACTATAAAGTATCCCGCACTCAGCAGGATATTTCCCACTATCAGGGCAATGACGAATTAAATCGTCAAACCGAAAAAGCTTTGAAAGACTGGGGTAATAGTGTGGAATTTGACTTGGTTCGCCAGACTGTAGCTTCAGGTGTTTCTGGTACTGCTCCAAAATTGAGCGGTATTATTGAAGCAACCTCCAAGTCTACCAACCACACCACCCAAACTTCTGGTACTATCTGGAACGCTACTATCCTTGACGGCTTAATGAAGCTGAACTGGGATAACAGCAACGGTGACGTGGCTCAAGACTTGTACATGGGTTCGTTCCTCCGCACTAAGACTGATGGTTTCACCCAGAAGTCTAACGTTGTGGTCAACAACCCAGGCGGTCAAACCTCCATTGTCCGTACTGTAACCACTTACGAAACCGCTTTTGGCACTTTGCGCATTCATACCCACAGGTATGTACAAGCAGCTGCCGATTTGACTG